ACAGACAGACAGTCTGATGCTCAACACGACACTGGGTCATAAAATTAATATAATATTAGGGGGCTTTATGCCCCCTTTTATATAACGTCAAGATTATTTAGGATACCCATGGCAACTTACAATTTGACGAGTACCCAGAGAGGGGGACAAAGAATTGTTTCTGATAATTCAGGCAATAATGCTGAACTTGAGAAACGAGTATCTAGTATAGAAAATAAATTAGATACAATATTAACCTTGCTTAATAAGGAGGCAAACAATGACAAGAATAGACCTAAGCCCGTTTCGGGCGATGACAGTGGGGTTTGACAGCTTATTTAATGATATAGCTGACTTTCGCCCAAGTAGTTACCCACCCTATAATATTGAAAAGGTAGGTGACTGTGAGTATAAACTGACTTTTGCCGTGGCAGGATTTTCTGAAAAGGATATCTCTGTGACACAAAAAGAAAGTACTCTGGCAATTGAAGGAGAAAATTCTTCAACGGATAAAGAATATCTTTATAAAGGTATAGCGGAAAGAACATTTAAACAATCATTTAAATTATCTGAATATATGAATGTTAAAGATGCTAAATTAAAAGATGGTATGCTTAATATACTATTGGTGCAAGATTTACCAAAAGAAAAGCAACCAAAACAAATTAAAATAAATTAAAAAAAGTGGGGTGTAACAACCCCACATAAATAGAATGATTAAAATATGGTTTTTATTAATATTAATATCTGTACCAAATTCTTCTTCAATTAAATATAATGGAATTATATATCCAAATGAAGAGGAATGTCAAGTAGCAAAATATGAATTAATGGAAACATATAATAATAAATCGGAACAATATAAATTACTAACATTAATGGATTCTCATTGTATAGAATTTAAAAGTTTTATTATAAAGGGATTAAATAAAACAGGGGCATAATGGCAACTACGTATTTAACATTAACAAATAATGTTTTAAATGAATTGAATGAACCGGAGTTGACTTCCACTACTTTTTCAAGTAGCAGAGGTATTCAAACATCTGTAAAAAAATTCGTGCTTAAAGCAATGCATGAGGTGTATAATTCACTGTCAGAAGTTCCGGATTTATATTTATCCACTACACAAGATACATATGCAGGACAAAGAACGTATGATTTACCGTCATCCGCATCACCGCAAAGCACGGATAAAGCGTACAGAAAAATGGATTGGGATACATTTCGTCTGGTTCCTAAAGAATTAGTAACAAATGGCGAATTTACTTCCAATATAACCGGATGGACTACGGGTGATGGAACTCCTTCGTATGCTAGCAGTGGCAATGGCAGATTGAATTTAAATGATGCAGCAGCATATCAATCTATTTCAACAGTAAAAAATAAAACATATAGATTACAAGTTAGAGTTATGAGTCCGTCCAGTTCAACGAGTACTGTAGCAATAAAAGTAGGAACTACAGCAAGTGGCGGAGAATATTTAAGTACAACAAAATCTGTAACCAATATTGGGGATGGTGCCACTTTAGATACAACATTTGATGCTACAGCACAAACATCATATATTTTTTTTGAAACTGCATCTGGAGTACAATTAGATATTGATTATGTAAGGATATCAGAAAATATAGGCATTAAAAAATTAAAATATATAACCTATGATGATTGGCAAAATAGATATTTAGAAACAGATTTATCAAATACATCTTCATCTCAAGGTACTCCTGACTATATATATCATACACAAGATAAAAAATTTGGATTAAGTCCAGTACCAAATCAAGATACTTATACAATTCAATATGAATATTGGCAAGTGCATACGGATTTATCGGCACATGGCGATACAATGGACTTAGATGACAGATTCAAGGATGTTATTACAACAAAAGCGAAATATTATGCTTATATATTACGTTCTGACCCACAGGCTGCGGCAATGTCCGTTAAGGAATATGATAATCAACTGCAACAATTACGCTCAGAATATATAAATACCAAAACATATATGAGAGATACAAGAGTTAATTAATGCCAGATACTTCGCAAATATCACCGTTTACAGCCAGTTGTGCAGGTGGTTTAGTTTTGAATAAAGATGTATTTACAATGCATCCGGGTGAAGCATTGCAATTATCAAATTTTGAGCCTAGCATTGAAGGTGGATACAGGAGAATGAATGGTACAACAAAATTTAATTCAACCATTGTACCTCAAGTTTCATCTTCTTCAGAACGAATTTTATTATCAGCGATATTTAATGATATAATTATCGCAGGGAGAGGCGGTACAGTTTATAGTGGCACTACTTCAGGAAGTTGGACATCACGAGGAACAAGTAAAGGTTCAACATATACCTATGATTTTGATAAGTTTAATTTTGATGGTAATGACAAGATAATTATTGCCACAGGTTCAGCAGCAGCATTTACACTAAATACAAGCTATACGGAAGATATTATAAATGCTACTGGTGGAGGTACGGCACCAACAAATCCTAAATATGTAAAATCATTTGCCCATCATATGTTTTATGCAGGAATGTCTGATGCAACATCAACAGTGCATTATTCAGGCCCCTATACGGAAGATGATTTTGATACTGGTGGCGGAACAATTATTGTTGGGGATGTTATTACGGGATTAAAGGTATTTCGTGATGAATTATTTGTATTTTGTAAAACAAGTATATTTAAAATAACAGGAACAAGTTCCAGTAATTTTGCAGTAGCAGAAGTTGCAAAGGGTATTGGTTCAATTGCTCATCATTCTATTCAGGAACTGGGTGGTGACCTTATATTCTTAGCAGCAGATGGATTACGTACAATTGCAGGTACAGCAAGAATTGGTGATATTGAGCTAGGAACTGTATCAAAACAAGTTCAAGAAAGAATTGATGATATTACATATCATAATGTAACAGCATTGGTAATAGGAAAAAAATCGCAATATCGTTTATTTTATCCGGCTGATGGTGGAGCAGAAGGAAGTTCAAAAGGATTGATTGCTGTAATTAAATCAAATCCAAATACACAGCAAATGGGGTTTGAATATTCTGAAATAAAAGGATTAAAAGTTGCAAGTTGTGATTCAGATTTAATCAGTAATGAAGAGACAACTATCTCTGGCGGATATGATGGATATATCTATAAGCAGGATTCAGGTAATGTTTGGACGAGAGCAAGTGATACTTCAAATTTAGATTCAACATTTAGGTCTCCAGACTTAACAATGGGCGACCCCGGCATTCGTAAAAATATGCAACGGGTTAACTTAAACTGGAAACCTGAAGGTGAAGTCAGTGCGGATATGTACGTTCAATTTAATTATAATGATATTGAAACACCGCAGCCAGATAAAATTAGTTTAACATCAGCAGGAAGTGGTGCATTTTATGGAACAGGTTTATTTGGTTCAGCAGCTTGGGGGCAGGGTGATTTACCAATAACACGAAAAACAGTAGAAGGCTCTGGCTTTGCAGTAGCTTTAAAATTAACAGATACAACTTCAAATTTACCTTGGGCAATAAAAGGATTTGAAATGGAATTTACACCGGGAGGAAGAAGATAAATGGGTTCAACTTATACAAGACAAAGTTCAGCCGGCATCGTTGATGGTGGTGTCATTGAAGCATCTGATTTAAATGATGAATTTGACCAGTTATTAGCGGCATTTGTTGCGGCTACAGGTCATACTCATGATGGAACTGCTGCGGAAGGCGGGCCAGTAGCTAAACTATTAGGAACATCTCTTACAATAGGTGATGGTACGGCAGGTACAGACATTACATTAACATTTGATGGTGAAACAGGTGATGGTGTTTTAAAATGGATGGAGGATGAAGATTATTTTGAATTTTCAGATGACCTTCTTGTAGCTAGTACAGAAAAATTACAATTTAGAGATACAGCAATATATATTAATTCATCTGCTGATGGACAATTAGATTTAGTAGCTGATACAGAAATACAGATAGCGGCAACTACAATAGATATAAATGGTGCAGTTGCAATGGATGGTGCCATTACAGGTGCCACTAATATTACTTTATCAGGTGAATTAGACGCAGCAACACTGGATATATCCGGTAATGCGGATATTGATGGTACAACTAATTTAGATGCTGTGGATATTGATGGTGCAGTTCAAATAGATAATACTATTACTGTTGGTGTAGATGGTACAGGTTATGATGTTAAGTTCTTTGGAGATACGGCAAGTGCCTATATGTTATGGGATGAATCAACAGATGATTTAGTCTTAGCAGGTGCGGCGGGGATTGACCTCGCAGGTGATATAGATGTTGACGGCACAGCTAATTTAGATGCTGTGGATATTGATGGTGCAGTTCAAATAGACGCTACGTTTACATCTGGTGTTGATGGACAAGGTTATGATACAAAATTTT